ACCAAATACATAATCTTGAACACTACATGGTATTTTTTTAACAGCACCATCAAACATATAGAAAGAATTTTGAGACATCCAATAAGTAATACCATTAACATCTTTAACACAATGATTTGAAACGGCTCCGCAGTTAGCTCCTAATTGATTTAATGAAAAAGTAAAAGGAGGCCCTACAAATTGCATTCCATGTAAAGAAGTATCAGTCCAAACTAGAATAGCTCCTCTAGATCTAGCTGCTGCCATAATTTTAGAACCATCTTGAATTCTAAAAGATCCAGCTGTGTTTGTAGCTTTAGGGACCCATGTATTGTAATCTTCTTGAGAAGAAAAACGTAAAAATAAAGGATCAGCGGTTGCTGATGTTCCTATTGTTGTTTCAGTTCCAAATAAAAATACATGTCGGTCCGTGGGAGAAACTAATGTAAAACGAGAAACTGTTGGTGCATTAGAAATAATTGCAGCTGGTGTTCCTGTCCCAACAGATGTATCCCATCTATATGTTCCACCTCCACTAACAGTAGCAATTAAATCTTCACCGAAATTATCAAAGGACCACTGTCTACCATCAATTGTAACTGTAGAAGTAGATCTCGGAGTGTTCCAAGTACTTGTATTCCATGTTCCTGTACCCCAACCATATCCATAAGCAGAATTGGCTAAACCAATATTAATATCATAAGTTGCTGTAACCGATCCACCTCCTGTTGAAGCACCAGAAGCTGTAGAACCTGTATAAGTTACTTTATAGGTATTGGCATCAACATAAGTTGTAATTTCAAATTCTTTGTTCATGTCAAGACCATCAATTGTTGAAGCTCCACTAAATGTTACAAAATCTCCAGCTTGAGCTCCGTGTCCTGTATCTACTACTGTAACAATTGCACTTCCACTTACGGTTGTAAAAGGATTTGTTAAAGTTCCACTTGTTCTTCTTATTGGTGTAATATCGTAAGCTGCTCCTTCAGAATAAACATAAAGTTTTCTATCTGTGCCAAGGGCCATGTATCGTATACCATCAAGATCAGACCACGCATGCATATCACGAACAACTCCAATTAATGTTTCAGCAATAAGTTTAGACCAACCACCAATTTTTTCTGGTAAGCCATAACGAAAACGTACCATATCAGAATCAGTCCATCTACCTTCTGCACCATATTCGGTGTTTTGTTTATCTATTCCTGGAGCAAATTGAATTTTAGTAAGCATTATGCAATCCTTAAAAATCTATATGAAATTTCACCTGCACCACCATCAGTTCCTGGAACTGAAGGTTGTGAACCTCCACCGCCCCCTCCTGCGCCTCTTGTTCCGTCAGAATCACTACCTCCTGCAGGTGCACCAGAAGGACCAGGAACAGCACCACCATAAGAAGCACCTCCTGAACCACCCTGTATTTGACAGTTATCACCACTACAGTTACCTGGATTAGTTCCTGCGGTTCCTGATCCATTAGAATTAAATGTTCCAACAGGACCAGAAGTAAAAGTTGTTATATTGAGACCATCTACAGTAGTTCCTGTAGTTAAAACTGTTCCTGAAATTGTTGCTGCTCCTCCTACACTTGGAAAATTAGAACGAGGAGGTCCTTGATCTCCTCCAGTTGTAGTAGACGATCCTCCAACTCCTCCAGCTAAACTAAAAATTGCACTAGAAGTAGATCCTGTAATTGTAGTAGCTCCTCCACTGCCTGCTGTTAAAGTATATCCTGTACCTGTCCCAGTGCCTGCACTTCCTGTACTAATTGTAAGAGTTTCTCCTCCTGTAACTGAAAAAACTTTATCTGATATATAGCCTCCAGAAGCACCACCAGCACCTGCTGATTCCGCACCTGCTTTATCATACTCACCACCACCTACACCACCAGATCCTCCACCTACAGCAAACTGTACATGAATAGCATTAGCGTTAGAAGGGACTGCAACCGCACCAGTAGTTGTAGAATAAGAAGTGGGCGTATCAAATAAAGTAAAAACAGTTTCCCAAGAGCCACTATTTTTTACATAAGCATTTGTTATTGTTTTATTAGTAAATGAGGTACCATCTCTCACATATAATTGTGATCCAGTATCTGAACTTATTTCTCTCCAAGTACCACCTGATTTAACAAAAATTGGCATGAGGCATTATGTATATTTGTACCAAATATCTCCATCAGATCCACCACTAGGTGATGAAGTACTTACTGTTCTTGTTCCATTAGCATTTGTTCCTGCAGTTGCAGAAATAAAAGCTTGTACATCAGCTCCAATTTCAAGACCTAAATTATCTCTTGATGTTGCTGCTACAGCAACATCACTTAAATTGCTTGCTTCTTGAAGAACACCTGTAATACTAGTTCCTAAAAAACTATATCTAATTGATTCGTATGTTGCCATATTATTTCTCCATTAATTTCCAACCATAAGTTGCACCTGAATAAACTAAAGCAAAAGCTGCATTTTCAGTTGCTACGGTTAAGTTAGCTACAGTTCCATTAATTTTTAAACTGTTAGGATCTATTGTTAAATTATTTGTATCAAAAGTAGCTGCTAAATCAACAAATCTTACTTGATCTCCTGTAGTTGGAGCAGCTGGTAAAGTAATTGTAAATGCTCCACTAGTTGTATTACAAAATATATTATCTCCTGGAAAAGCTGTATAAGTTCCTGTTTTAGTCAACCAATCAGTACCTGAAGTAGAAACATTGTACCAATTAGTACCGTCTGTTGCTACATATACACTTGTGCTTGGTTGAATAATATAAGTGTTACCAGATGCACCAAGACGCATAGTAATAGTATAAGAAGCACTATCATTTCTTAAAAAATATGTTTTTTGAGCTGCGGCAACTTGAATAATAAAATTAGATCCATGACCTGTAAATATAATTGCTGATTGTCTGTTTTCATTATCTGATTGAGCTGAGCTAATTGAATTGTTTACTGTTAAAACATAAGGGCTAGAAGCTGCAGATAGATTTTTTGTGTAAACTCCAGTAATTGAATACTCTAGGCCATATTGTAAATTGTTATTAGTAGTATTACCCCAAGCATTTGCTTGATCTCCCGAACCAATAAGTTCTAGTTGTAATAATGATGAATAAGTTGATGTCATAATCTCCTACGCTGCCTGATTCCATGTCATTGTAGCAGAATCATCAACATCTGTCCACGTTGAAGTTTCAGAATCATCTACCTCTCCCCATGCATAAATCGCTGTAGAATTAGATAAAGCTAATGTTATAGTTTGTCCAGTAACATCTACTTCAGCACTTTGTTTTGGTATTACACTTGCTAATGTAGTAGAAACTATTTGACCTGAAGGTAATATTGTAGAATTAGCAGCTGGGGAAACTGTTCCTAATGCACTAGAAATGGATTGACCGGTAACAGAAAGATTAGCATCTGCTACAACTGTCTCTTCACCTAAAGTTGTAGTTAAATCTTGTCCTGTAGCTACAGCATCTGCACTTAAAGTTATACTTTCATTGCCTAAAGCTGTGCTTAAACTTTGACCTGTTATAGAAACATTTGAATGTGCAACAACTACTGGTGTTCCTAAAAATAAATCTAAATCAGGTTCTTCAGAAGCATCCAGAAGGACGGCTCCTCCTGCAGTAACTGCATATGTACCTATAATAGAAGTTAAATCTTGTCCAGTTACAGAAACATCAGCATTAGCTGAAACAGTTTCATTGCCCAGTGCTGTAGTTAAAGTTTGTCCAGTAACATCTACTACCGTAGCTACTAAAGCTGTGCCTAAAGCTGAAGTTAATTCTTGTCCGGTAACTGCTGCAGTAAAGTCTACATTTACTGTTTCATTACCAAGTGTGCTATTTATATTTAGCCCTGTTTGAACAACTGTAGCACTTCCTGAAATAACTTCGACTCCAAGAGTTGTAGTTAATGCTTGTCCCGTTACCGCTACTACTACACTTGTTCCACTTAATGTTGAAAGAGGGGACTCTGAAAGAGCTGATATACCTAATGCCATAAAGGCATTTTAACTATAAAAAGTGATTTAGTCTACTATGCTTTTTTATAATATGCAGGTAATCCAAGCATGGGTCTACCATCAAAAGCATTGCTTTCTTGGAACTGACCTTGCTTATTATTATAGTGTAAAAATACTTGACCACAGTCTTGACCTTCAAAAGCATCACGCCAATGCTCTAAATCACACCCACTATAAACCAGCATATCTCCTGGTTTTAATATAACTTTTTTACCTTTATTACCCTGTCCTTCTGTTGGATCTAAATAAATAGGCCA